TACGGCTTCACGCGACAGACCTTCCTCGACCTCGCCGCGCTGGACAAGCTTTGACGGGAGGGCTGAGGTAGATGAGTAAAACGCGGTACAAGTGGTGGGGGTTCGTGAAATCCATCATCCGGGCATATCCGGCGCATTGCAGTGAACTTAAGGCGCTCCGAGCGCAAACGATCACGGCGAGGTACGGGGCATCAACCGGGGGCAGCAGCGATACGCAGCGCACTGCGGAGTCTGTCGCGCTCCGAGAACTTCCACCCGAGGACATGCGCGAATATCGAGCAGTGGAGGCGGCGCTCCTGACAACGCGCCGAAACTGTGCGACGGCTGCGGAGCGCACGAAACTTATCAGCATGGTTTTCTTCGAACAGACGCACACCTTACAGGGCGCGGCGCTCGCCTTGAACGTGTCATACGGAACGGCCAAGAACTGGCACAATGATTTTATCAAGCTCACAGCAAAAAAATATGGCCTAAATGTTTAGCCAAAAAAGCCGTGAATAAGCGGTATGATGTATATGCTCAGAAAGTGGCGGGAGATGAAAGAACCGCCGTCAGACAGCTCATGGACTCCATCTCGCCCATGGCGCGATTCTGTCTCCCGCGGGATTAAAATTATGAAATGCAGACACGATGAACAATATCTGTCGCGCATGGCTGCCGGTATCCTTTGCCGACGATGCGGCCAGCGCTTCATAGATGACATGGCACTGAATGCCGACCGGTACAATGGACATAACGAACGAGTACAAAACCGCACGATGGAAAAGAACGAGAGAAAAAATCCTGAGGCGTGATATGTATATGTGCCGAGAGTGCAGACGCTACGGCCGTCTCACCGAAGCAGCCGAGGTGCATCACATCAGGCACGCCGACGCGGCACCTGAGCTTTTCTACACGGAGAGCAATCTCGTCAGCCTCTGCAAAAAATGCCACAACAAGCAGCACCCAGAAAAAGCCAAAAATCGCTCCAATTCCGATAGAGGAAAATATTGATACCCCGCCCCGGTACGCACGCCCGCGTATCGCGCGCGCTTAATGGCGGGGGTAGCTTTCTCCAACTCTAAGGATTTTTACAGAAAGGGGGTAAACGCGAATGACACGAAAAAAATGGCGGGAAGCCATATTGAACGATATGCGGCAGCTCGACATAGATTCAACCGGGTTTGACATCACGATAAACCTTGCCGCCGATACGCTCTATGAGCTCGATCGGGCACGCACCGCATACAAGAAAAGCGGCTCTATCGCCGTGATAGAGCACACGAACAAAAACGGGAGCACCAACAAAGCAAAGAACCCGGAATTAACAATCGTCCTTGACCTCAAATCCAAAGCCCGTGAATTTCTGGCCGAGCTTGGCCTGACCCCCGCCGCACAAAAGCGGTTGACAAACGATGCCCCCAAAAAGGAGAAGCTCAGTCCGCTGGCCAAAGCGCTGAGCGAGATAAAATGAGAGCAATCACCGGGCGGAATTGGGATGTGGTCCTTGAGTATGCCGAGAGCATACGCAGCGGCCGGAAATGCGCCTGCCCCGAGCTCAAGCAAGCGGTTGAGCGTTTCTTCCGAGACCTCGACGACCCAAGATATTACCTTGACCCTAAAGGCCCTGAGTTCTGCATTCAGATCATCGAAAAGACGATAGTCCACAAGCAGGGCGAGAAGCTTGACGGCACACCGCTTAGAGGAACACCGTTCCTACTGGAACCGTTCCACAAATTCATCATCTACAACGTCGTCGGGTTCAAACTGACAGGGACGGATGTGGCAAGGTATCACGAAGCCCTGATCTTTATCCCGCGAAAAAACATCAAGACCACCTTTGCGGCAAGCCTGGCATTCGCTCTATCGCTATATTACCGCAAGAGCGGGAGCAAGTGTTACATCGTCGGTGCGGCGCTGAAACAGAGCTTGGAAAGCTTTGAATTTCTGGAATACAACATCAAGCACATGGGCGAGGACGCCGCGAGCGGCGGGGCGGTAAAAATTATCAACAACAACAATGAGCATTCCTTAAGGGCGGAGCTGCCCGGCGGGGACGGCTCATTTTTCATTCAATCCCTCGCGGCAAACCCTGACGCGCAAGACTCACTGAACTGCAACCTTGCAATCTGCGATGAGTTGCACGCCTATAAAAAGCCGAAGCAGTACAACCTCTTCAAGGAAGCCATGAAGGCCTATTCGAACAAGCTTCTGATCGGCATCAGCACGGCAGGGGATAACGAGCAGATGTTCCTTGGACAAAGGCTGAAATACTGCCGCAAGGTGCTTGAGGGGATAATCAGCGATGAGCAGCTGTTCATCTTCATGTGCTGTGCTCCAAAAGACCCGGAGACGGGCGAGGTGGATTTCACAAACCCGACAGTCCATGAGATGGCAAATCCGGCCTATGGCATCAGCATACGCCCTGAGGAGATTCTCAACGACAGCATTCAGGCGCAGAACGACTCACAGCAGCGCAAAGATTTCTTTGCAAAAAGCCTGAACGTCTACACAAATTCCATCAAGGCGTATTTCAACATTGATGAGTTCCGCCGGTCCGATAAAAAGTATGACTGGACACTCGACCAGCTACGGCGGCTGCCAATCAAATGGTACGGCGGCGCTGACCTCTCAAAGCTGCATGACCTCACTGCCGCCGCCCTTGTCGGCAACTACAAGGGCGTGGATATCATAATCACGCACGCCTTTTTCCCGGTGGCTGTCGCCCACAGAAAGGCGGACGAAGATAACATTCCTCTGTTCGGATGGCAGGATGACGGATGGTTGACCATGTGCAACGGTCCGACGGTCAACCATGCAGACATAATCAACTGGTTCGTCGAGATGCGCAAGAGCGGGTTCAAAATCGCCGCTGTCGGTCACGACCGCAAGTTCTGCAGGGAGTACTTTATCGGAATGAAGAAAGCCGGCTTCCGCGTCTTTGATCAACCGCAATATTTCTACAAGAAGTCCGAGGGCTTCAGATACATCGAGCACAGCGTCAAGAATGGCACACTGTACTATATGCACTCAGAAGCTTATGAATACTGCGTCGAGAATGTGTCAGCCATTGAAAAGACTGACGACATGATCGCCTATGAAAAAATCATGCCCGAGCTGAGAATTGACCTTTTCGACGCATCGGTATTCGCAGAGATCAGATATCTCGAAAGCCTCGAAAAGTCCGCGGACGCAAGTAACTGGTGGGGAGATAAACAATGAGCAAAAAAAGAACACGAACAAAACAGGCACCGCGAGCCGAGCCCATGCAGGCACGAAGCGCCGGCAGCGCGGCGTTTTTCTGCGATGCATCGAAATTCGACGATCTTGCTTGCCGAGGCTACATCAAGCTGAGCGACAGCCCGGAAATAAGCGCAGCTGTTGACACCATCGCACAGCTTGTGGGCTCGCAGACCATTCACCTGATGCAGAACACGGAGCGGGGCGATATACGCGTTACCAACGCGTTGAGCCGCAAGGTTGACATCAACCCCAACAAGAACATGACGCGCTCCAACTTCATCCGCTGGATAGTCAGGACGATGTATTACAGCGGCAATGCCGTCGCATGGCCGCGCACCAGAGCGGGCTATCTCGATGACCTGATACCAATACCACCGGCATTCACCTCCTTCGTTCCCTACGGCGATTTCGACTATCGCGTAGTAATTGCCGGGCGAGAGTATGAACCTGATAATGTGCTGCACTTCGCACTGAATCCAGGCGAATATTACCCGTGGCTCGGCGTCGGTTATCAGATCCAGCTCAGTGATGTAGCAAACAACCTCAAGCAGGCGGCAACGACCGAAAAGGGCTTCATGTCCTCAAAGTGGAAGCCCTCAATCATCGTCAAGGTCGACGGCCTTGTTGATGAATTTTCATCGCCCGAGGGACGTGAGAAACTGCTCAACTCATACGCAGCCAGCGGCGAGGCCGGTGAACCGTGGCTGATACCGGCGAATCAGTTTGAGGTGGAGCAGGTAAAGCCACTTACGCTGTCCGACCTGGCTCTCGCAGACTTCGTGAAACTGGACAAGCGCACAGTGGCGTCAATATTGGGCGTCCCGCCGTTCGTCCTCGGCGAGGGCGAGTTTAAGCGCGATGCCTGGAACGCCTTTATAAACAGCCGGATCATGCCGCTGTCTCAGAATATCCAACAGGTACTGACTAAAGGGCTGCTTTACAGCCCGGATATGTATTTCCGGTTCAATCCTCGCAGCCTGTATAACTACGACCTCAAAGATCTTGCGGCCGTGGCTGACGATCAGTATATCCGAGGAATAATGACCGGCAACGAGGTCAGGGACTGGCTCGGCCTAACGCCGCTTGAGGGGCTGGACATTCTCACGATCCTTGAAAACTTCATTCCTCAGAGCATGATTGCAAATCAAAAAAAGCTTATTCAGGGAGGTGAAACAGATGGAGAATAAACCAACATTCTGCACACGCTTCATGCAGCCCTCAGCTGCTGAGTTCTCCGCGCGTGCGGAGGGAGAGGAACTGTACATAGAGGGCTATTTCGCGGTATTCGGAGCCAAATACTGGCTCTGGGAAGAGGCATACGAAACGATCGACCGCGGCGCGTTCACGGATCAGACAAAGGAAGATGTCCGCGCCCTGTGCAATCACGACACGACGCTTGTCCTCGGCAGAGTACCGGCGGGAACGCTTACACTCCGCGAAGATGAGATCGGGCTTTGGGGCAGCATCCGGATAAACCGAGCTGATCAGGATGCTATGAACCTCTACGAGCGGGTCAAGCGCAGAGATGTGAATCAGTGCTCTTTCGGGTTCGATATCCTTGACCAGGAGATCGAGCACACCGAGGGACAGCCGTCAGTGTTCCGCATCAAGCGCGTGCGCCTCTATGAGGTGTCCGTAGTAACATTTCCGGCCTATGAAGATACAAGTGTCGAGGCCAGAAAGGCCGAGCTTGCGACCGTTGTCAAACGCAGAGTTGAAGAGAAGCGCAGGCTCGCACTCGAAAGACTGAAAGGAGTCAATTATGGCAATTAAAGCAATTATGCTGCGCAAGCGCATCGAACTGAAAAAGGCCGAGCTTGCCCAGCACAGGGAAAGAGCAAAAGAGTTTGAAACTCGCAAATCCGACATCACCGAGGCAATCGGTGAGGCCACCACTGAGGAGGAGATCGACGCTCTCAATGAGGGCATGGATCAGCTTGAAACCGAGTGGAAAGAGCACGAGGAGACCGAAAATCGCCTCAGCGGCGAAATCGCGGCGCTTGAACAGCAGCTCACCGAAGAGGAGCAGCGCGGCACGCCGCCCATCAACAACCCCGAGAGCGGGGCAAATACCGAAAGGAGCAATCATATGACCACCACCATCAACATCCGTTCTCTGCCCTTTGGCCAGAGAGTAATGGACGCGCTGCCTCGCCAGGAGCGCGACGCAATCATCGGGCAGGAGGATAGTAAAAACTTCCTCGCACAGCTGCGCAGCCTCAAGGGCGAGAAGCGCGGCGTCAGCGGCGGTGAGCTGACCATTCCTGTCGTGTTCCTCGACCTCATCGCCGAGAATATGTACAGATACAGCAAGCTGCTCAACCGCGTCCGTGTGCGCTCTGTTACGGGCACCACCCGTCAGACCATCGCGGGCACGGTCCCGGAAGCTGTCTGGACGGAGATGTGCGCAGCTATCAATGAGCTGACTCTGGTATTCAACCAGACCACGCTTGATGGCTACAAGGTAGCGGGCTTCGTACCTGTCTGCAACAGCCTGCTGGAGGACAACGACGTCAACCTCGCAAGCTGGATCGTTGAGATGCTTTCCGAAAGCATCGGCCTCGCAATCGACAAGGCGATCCTCTACGGCAAGGGCGCAGCCAACAGTATGCCTCTCGGCATTGTAACCCGCCTTGCACAGCAGAGCAAGCCCGCCGGGTACCCGGCTGCCGCCCCTGCATGGGTCGACCTCCACACCAGCAACATCCTCAAGATCGATGCCAGCAAGACCGGCGCTGAGTTCTGGGCAGCCCTCCAGATCGCGGCAGGCGCCACGTTCACCCGTTACAGCCGCGGTAATCAGTTCTGGGCGATGAACAGCAAGACCTACGCGCTTCTCAAGTCCAAGGCAATCACTTTCACCGCATCCGGTGATGTTGTAGCCAATGTTTACGGCATCCTGCCCATCGTGACCGGCGATATCGACATTCTGGAGTTCATCCCGGACGGCGATATCATCGGCGGTTACGGCGACCTGTACCTCTACGCCGACCGCGCGAGAATGACGATTGAGGAGAGCCGCGAGGTGCAGTTCCTTCAGGACAACACCGTATTCAAGGGCAAGGCCCGTGCGGACGGTACGCCGGTCGTTCCGGGCGCGTTCGTTGCGATTAATATCAACGGCAGCGAAGTTACCACCGCAATGACGTTCGCAGCTGACACGGCGAACGACGCCGACCTTGATTCCCTCAGCGTCGGCACCGGCTCACTCAGCCCGGCCTTTGATGCGGCCACTCAGAGCTACACGCTCTCTACCACGGCGGCATCCCTCGCAGTCAACGCAGCGGCGGCACAGATCGACGCAAAGGTAGCGATTAGCTACGGCGGAAAGAATGTAGCCAACGGCGGCAACATTACCCCGACTGCCGGGGCGAGCACCCTCACCGTGACCGTGACCAATGGCAACGCGACCAAGGTGTACACCGTCGCGATCACCAAGACCTGATCTGAAAGGAGCTGCTTATGACGAACGACGAACTGCTCACGATGCTGAAGTATAACCTCAACAAGACCGCAGCGGCGCAGGAGCCGTATCTTCAGCAGCTCCTTGAAGTTGCGGCGCATGAAATCCGCAGGGAGGGCATAAAAACCCTCTCTGCGGACAACCTTGATGACTGCAACCTGATCGTGATGTATGCGGCGTATCTGTTTCGCAAGCGCGCCGAGGACAACCCGGTCATGCCGCGAATGCTCCGATATGCCCTTAATAACCGCCTGTTTGCGGAGAAGCTTGGAGGCACGACATGACGCTTGACAGTGGCATCCTGACCGTGTGCAAGCTCAAGAACACAGCGGCAGCCGGGCAAATGCCGGTCATGCAGCTTGCACAGCAGTCGACTCATTACTACGGTGAGCGGACCGTGGGCTATAACAGGCAGTACGCGGCCATGGGCGTGAATCAGCAGATAGATATGCTGGTACGCATATGGCAGGACAGAGGTGTCAAGATCGGCATGTACGCCGTCCTCGAGGATGATTCGCAGTACCGGATAGATAACGTGCAGCATCTGCTTGATAGTGACGGCTTGGAGGTTACAGACCTGACATTAAGCGCGCTGGAGGAGTTCTATGATGTCTTACCGGGAACGCCTTGAAAGTATCGGTACTGCCCTCGCAGCGGCGGTACCGAACACATACCACTATTTCCGCCCGAACCTCCAGCCCCCATTCTGCATATGGGCAGAAGAGAGCGGGAACGGATTTACCGCCGACAACAAGACGGCTGAGCACGCGCTCACGGGCACAGTGGACTATTTCAGCAAGCAGGAATATGACCCGGCACCGGATGCCATAGAAAGCACCCTGAGCGGGTTAGGACTCATCTGGGAGCTGAACAGCGTACAGTACGAAGATGAAACCGAGCTTATTCACCATGAATGGACATGGAGTATGCGCTAATGGCAACGATGAAGTTTACCGGCCTCGGCGAATACCTCACGAAGCTCGGCGCGCTTGAGGGCGATGAGGAAATAATAAAGCGCGCCGTCTATAAAGGCGCGGCTGTGGTCGCAGATGCCATAAAAGCGGAGCTGGAGGGGTTGCCGACCATCACCAATGAAGAGGCCATGCACCGGTACAACTCACGAAACCCGTCGGCTTCATCTTTGCAGTACATAAGCGGCCCGCAGAAAAAGGGCTTAATTGACGGTTTCGGTCTCGCCCCAATCGAAAACACCGAGGATTATATCAGCACCAAGGCCGGATTTGACGGCTACAACGGAGTGAAAACAAAGCGCTGGCCGCACGGTCAGCCCAATGCGATGATAGCCCGTGCTGTCGTGAGCGGGACGTCATTCATGCAGAAAAATGATTTTGTCGGGCGTGCGACGCGCAAGGCCAAAAAAGCAGCTGAGGCGGCCATGGCGAAATCACTTGACGACGACATAAAAAACAAAATGAAATGAGGCGAATCATATGTCAGCAGCAGGAAAAGTCTGTACCGGCTTCTCGCGCCCGTGGGTAGCCAAGTACAGCGCAAACGGCGGCACCGTCACATACTCAGGCGCTATGCGGCTTGCCCGCGGCGTAGAGGTCAAGATCGACCCGGAAACCGCGGCAGACAATACGTTTTATGCCGACAACATGGCGGCCGAGAGCCAGGAGGGTGTTCTCACCGGCGGCACTACCACCCTGACGGTCGACGGCCTGTTCCGCAAGGCAGAGGATCTGATAATGGGCCTGCCGGAGACCAAGAGCGAAATCACCATCAACGGAAGCACGAAGGTCAGCGTTACGGACTACGATGACGATATGAAGATTCCGTATATCGGGCTTGGCTTCGTCGTGCGGTATATGTCCGATGGTGTCACATCGTACAGCCCGGTAGTACTCACTAAGCTCCGCACTACCGCATCCTCGGAAGAATACGCCACGCAGGAAGAGGAAATCGACTGGCAGGCAAAGGAGCTTGAAATGTCCATACACCGCGACGACAGCACTAAGCACTGCTGGAAGCGCGTGGCGGACGAACAGGAGAGCGAAGACGCCGCCGAGGCCTGCATCAAGGCCATGCTCAACTACACGGAGCCGGGCGGCTGATAGGAGGCTGTTATGATCATATTCGGCAAAGAACGCGGTTTTAGTTTCACCGTCGGTGCGTCCGTAGAGATCGCGGAGATGTGCCCTGACGGCGACCTGACCAAGATCGAGAAGTTTCTCAGCGGCAAATACGGCAGAGTGACGCGCAACGGCGCAAAGCTCATCATTGAGCTCAACAAGGCCTATGAGATGCAACGCAGCTTTGAAAATGAGACCTACAAGCCCGAGCCCCTGACCATGGCACAGGTCATGGCACTGAGCGCCGAGCAGTTCACGGCGCTTATGTCTGAGGCAATGGCAGCCTTTGAGGCCGGGCGCAAGACCACGGTCGAGGTCGAGCCTTCAAAAAAAAACGAGGTCAGCCGACCCGAAACAGAGTAGAAATCAATCTGGCTTGGTATCTCTTCTATGGCCGGATGCTGAATATGAGCAGGCAGGAGATCATTAACACACGCTACGGCGAAATGTGTGACATGATCTCCTGTTTCGCCATATACAACGGTGCGACTCCAGCGAAGAAGAAAAAGAGCTGGAGCATAGAAGAAGCCTTACAACTGAGGTGATAACACCATGGCAACAAACATAGGCCCCAAAATCGGCGTCGAAGGCGAGGCCGAGTATAGAAAATCAATAAATCAGATCATCCAGCAGGCCAAGACCCTTGACGCGCAGATGCGCGCGACGGTCTCAAGCTTCAACAGCACCACCAGCGCCGAGGAAAAGGCGGCGGCAAAATCTAAAATTCTGTCCGAGCAGATCACCACGCAGAAAGAGCGCATCAGAACCCTGACGGACATGATGCAGAAATCTGCGGCGAAGTACGGCGAAAATGACGCCCGAACGCTCAAGTGGAGGGAGGCTGTGCTCAATGCCACCACCGCGCTCAACGGCATGGAGCAGGAGCTTGCGGACGTCAACAGCGGGCTCGACGAAACCAGCGACAACCTCGAAGACGCAGGGACGCAAGCTGTGAGCTTTGGCGATATTCTGAAAGCAAACGTGCTTTCAGATGTCATTATGGATGGATTCCGGAAATTAGGCGGATATATAAAAGAATTTGCGTCAGGCATGGTAGAGGCCGCCGCGGAGGTCAGCGCCCAAAATGCACAGTTCGAGCAGACTTTCGGTAACATGGCAAGCAGCGCCGCGAAAAATCTTCAGGAAATCGCAGATGAAACCGGAATAATTCCGGAGCGTCTCAAAGCAACATATACCCAAATGTACGCGTATGCCAAGAGCGCCGGCATGGATGTAAGCAGCGCTATGAAATTCGCGTCCGACGGTACGCTTGCCGCTGCTGACGCTGCGGCATATTACGACAAATCGTTTGAGGAAATGGCCGACACGGTTCTGTCCTATACCAAGGGCAATTTTGCAAACGATGCGGCGTTGGGATTCGCTTCAACCGAGGCCACGCGAAACGCGCAGGCGGTCGCAAGCCTCAACAAAGAGTACAAGGACCTTGATGTGACCACCGGAGAAACTACACAGGTTCTGCTTGATCAGGTGATTGCGGCTCAAAAACTCTCAGGTGCGGCAGGACAGGCCAGCCGCGAAATGGACGGCTGGGAAAATGTGACCGGCAATCTATCAGGAACCTGGAAACAGCTTCAGGCCGTAGTTGGTACGCCCGTTTTAGAGTCTATTACCCCCGTTATACAGCAAATCACAGGAAAGCTCCGCGGAATGATGCAGTCTGTTGACTGGACGGGATTCAGCCAGAAAGTTTCAACAGTGCTGAACGCAATCATTGATAAGACGCCCGCAATCATCACGGCTATCGGGAGCGTCGCAGGCGCAGTGACGGCGATAAACATCGGGAAAAAAATCACCGACCTCGTTGCCAAGATCAAGGCAGCCGTCGAGTTCGTAAAAGGCATACAGATTGCGTCAAAGCTCACAGGCCTGATTAGCGTTGTAAAAAGTGTCGGCACTGCAATTTCAGGCGTCTTTTCCGTACTCGCAGCAAATCCGATAGTGCTGATCATCGCGGGCATTGTGGCGCTTGTCGCGGCAATAGTCACGCTCTGGAACACAAACGAGGAGTTCCGCAATGCTGTTACAACTGCATGGGAAAAAATCAAAGAAGTCGGAACGACCGTCTTTAACACAGTGGCAGGATTCTTCACTGAAACGCTACCGAACGCCTATAACACCTGCAAAACGGCGGTCATTAACTTCAAAGATAATGCCGTACAAACCTTTGAGAACATAAGGAATGCTATCGCCTCAAAAGTCGGCAGCATCAAAACAACCATCGTTAACGGTTTTAGCGCAGCGGTGAACTTCATCAGGCAGCTCCCGCAGGCGGCCATTGGCTGGGGGCGCGACCTCATTCAGGGGTTCATCAACGGTATCCTTGATATGTGGAACAACCTCAAAAACACCGTGGCAAACGTCGCAAATACTATATCGAGTTTTCTCCACTTCTCGCGCCCGGACGTGGGTCCGCTGCGCAATTATGAAAAATGGATGCCCGATATGATGACCGGCCTTGCACGCGGCATCGATGCGAACGCCTACCGCGTAGAGGATGCGCTCATGGCGGCAACTTCCGGTATGCGGATGCAGATTGAGGGCACAACCGGAGCGGGAGCGACTCAGACGACTAACTACGGCGGAGTAAACATCGTCGTCAACGGCGCACCGGGGCAGGACGTTAACGAGCTCGCGGAGGCGATCATGTACAAGATAGAGAATGCTTACAGCAGGAAAGCGAGCGTGTTTGCGTGATTTTCTGGAATGGCAAAAGCTCCGACGATCTTCACGTCATTGTAGAGCATTACCCCGAGCGAATATACCCGGCACGTAAGCTTGAAAGCATATCCATCCCCGGACGCAACGGCGACATCGTGCGCGCCGAAGACAGCTTCGAGAATTATACGCAGCCCTATGACATCTACGTGAGCGGGGAGTTCCACGGCGGGCTCCCTGCGCTCGCCCGCCGGATCGCGGCGTGGCTGATGGCTCCGGAGGGCTACTGCAAACTCATTGACAGCTATGATGTCAATTGCTTCCGGTATGCCTACTTCCAAGGGCCGGTAAATTTCGAAAATATATTCAACAACTTCGGCAGAGCCACGATAGAGTTCAACTGTCAGCCGTGCCGCTTCCTCATTGACGGTCAGAACCCGGTGCATTTCACCGGCGCCGGCAAGATGATAAACAGCCACGGTTTCGCAGCACGTCCCCAAATCACCGTGACAGGCTCGGGCAAGGGTACCGTCACTGTCGGCGGCCGGACGGTGACGCTCAGCAAGATCACGAGCGGGATGATATTAGACTCATTGACGCAAAATGCGTACCTCGGCAGCAGCAACCTTAACGGCGACATCTCAGCTGCTGAGTTTCCAGTGCTGCTGCCCGGAGAATCGGCAATATCATTCACCGGCGGCGTGACGGCTCTTGACATTGTACCGAGGTGGTGGACGCTGTGAAGCCGATATTATTTGAATCCACGGCGCAGACATTCACCACGAACGGTATAGGAATCCTTAATGATGCTGCCGAGTGCAGGGTCAGAGAACAGCGCAACGGCGAATATGAGTTGACAATGCAGTACCCAATCGATGGGCTGCACTATAAGGAGATCATAAATCGCCGCCTCATCTATGCGCAGGTCACACCATACGGCGGGCAAGAACCTTTCCGCATATACAACATAAGCCGACCACTGAGCGGGCTTATAGAGGTTCAGGCACGCCACATTTCATACGATCAAAGCGGCATTCCCGTGACACCGTTCACAGCCGCTAATGCTGCCGATGCGATGAAGCAGCTCAAGAGCCATGCGGTGGTATCAAATCCGTTCGTCTTCACCACGGATAAGGTCACCACGGCAAACATGACAGTAACTGCCCCGACATCGATGCGCGCCCTGCTAGGCGGTACTGAGGGCAGCGTACTCGACACGTACCGCGGCGAATTCTTCTTCACACACTTCCTCACGCAGCTGCTTACGTCACGCGGGCAGAACCGCGGCGTAGTCATACGCTACGGGAAAAACCTTATAGACCTCCGGCAGGAGGAGAACATTTCCAAGATGTACACCGGGGTATATCCGTATTACGTCGACAGCGAGACCGGAGAGATAACCCAGCTGCCCGACAAAATTGTAGCTGTCCCCGGCACATTTGACTTCATTAACATCCTCATGCTGGACGTCTCGGGAGACTTCGACAGCCCGCCAACCGCGCAGCAGCTTACCCTCAGAGCGCAGAGCTATATCAACGACAACAATTTAGGAATACCGACCGTCTCCATCTCACTGAGCTATCAAGACATTGTCAGATTGATGGATTCAGCAGCGCCGCCCGAAATGATTAAGCTGTGCGATACCGTCACGGTCATTTATGAGAAGCTCGGCATTGAGACCACAGCCAAGATCACGGAGACAGAGTACGATGTGCTGCGCGACAGGTACACTTCAATCAACATCGGTGACATCCGCGCGAACATTGCTGACACCATATACAGCAACGCGCAGGCGGTCGAGCAAACCGCCATTGACCTCCGCACCGAGACAGGCAAGGCAATAGCCAACGCGACGCAGCTCATCACGGGCGCTAAGGGCGGCAACTTCGTCTTCCAGTTCAACTCCGACGGAAAGCCGATGGGCTTTTCCATCATGGACACCGACGATGTGCTGACCGCAACCAATGTATGGCGCTTCAATCTCGGCGGCCTCGGGTACAGCTCCAAGGGCTATAACGGGCCGTTCGGGACAGCAATCACGCAGGACGGCAAGATCGTTGCCGACTTTATACAGGCGGGCGCGCTATCCTCGGAGAATGTCACTGTAGGTGGGTTCACGCTCTCCGCGAGCTCACTCAGAAACGGCATGACGGCGCTCAACGACACAACGCATGACGGTGTGTATGTCGGGCTTGACGGCATAGCGCTCGGCAAAGGCGCATTCAAGGTTGACAAATACGGCAATCTCACTGCCACCAGCGGCAAGTTCACCGGCAGCGTCTACGCTTCCAGCATCCTGACCGAGGCCGAAGAAACCGGAGCGGGCTACATCGAGGGGAATCAAGTTGGAGACTATACACTCTCCGGCGGCAGTGGCGGCAATCTCGCATATGACACAGTTGCCCCGGGAAACAACGACTCAACACTCAGCGGTTATGTCTCTCGCGGGACCACCGCATACGGGCAGTGCAACGGCGGGAATATCAGCAGCAATTATATTAGCGTTAATTCTCTGGCGGCTGGCGCACTCGGCATCGGCGGGCATGACTGCTATTTAGGGACACTATCGATTAACGGGATATCACACAATGTTGTTATGTGGGAATAATCCCCGAAAGGAGAAATTATGACAGTAGAAACAGCCGGAAAATCTTTTGAACTTAAACTCTACGGGCAAATCGAGGAAAACAAGCTGTCCATAGAGTTTGTAGGCACATTCACCGATGCGATCCTCTACCTCACGAGCGGGCATCTTGACATAAAGATGAATGACGACCGCACACGCACGTACGACGGATTCACATCAGCTGTATCGGTTCAGCGCGGACTGAAACCCAACTATACGAACGTCGTTCTTGAGAGGGTGACAGCATGAAACAGGAAGAAAGACTCAAGGCCGTCCGCCGGACACTCGAAGAAATCGACGTGCGCGGCAGAGGCAACATCGACAAAATGCTCGGCTGCATGATGATGCTCGATCAGATTATAGCCGAGGAGTCGGGGCCTGCACAGGAGGCGAAAGATGAAAGTAACATCTCAGATAACGGTTGACCTGCTTCACCCCAATGTGGCGACGCTGGTTTATGCGAAACAAGCCGACCAACAGAGCCGCTTTATCTCTGCCGCATTGCTGGAGGGGTCGCAGCCATGGACACCCCCGACGGGTGCGCTCACCGCTGTAAGGTACCGGAAGCCAGACGGAACTATAGGCTGGTATGACACGACCGAGAACAAGGCCGCAGCCGTCACCATGAACGGCAACGTCGCCACGATCCAGCTTGCGGCACAGGCGCTGACCGTGAGCGGGGATGTGTATATCGAACTTGAGTTTTACACGCAGAGCGCCGAAAAGCTTTCAAGCTTCGCATGGGTGCTCGCTGTCGAAGCAAGTGCGGTAAGCGACGGTGAGATTGAAAGCTCGGATTATTTCAATGTTCTGGCCGAAACCCTTGCTGAGATAGTCAAAGCGCTTCCGGATATCCAAAAAGCCGACGAATACGCTCAGGCAGCCGCACAGTCGGCAACTCAGGCGGCAAACTCGGAAGCAGCGGCTAAGGCATCGGAACAGGCGGCGGCAGCTTCGGCAACGCAAGCGGCTGAATCCGAAGACAATAGCGCAGCTTCGGCACAAAACAGCAGTCAAAGCGCCTCAGCAGCGCAGACTTCCGCTGAGGCGGCGGCAGCAAGTCAGCAACTCGCCGCCGCCAACGCGCAGACAGCAAGCAACGCCGCTGCTTCGGCGACTGAGTCCAAGGAGAATGCCGAGGAGTCTGCACAGAGCAGCGAAGCTTGGGCAGTAGGAACCAGGGGCGGACAGGCCGTACCTGACTCTGATGTGACTCACAACAACAATTCAAAGTATTGGGCAGAGCAGGCCGCGGCAGCTGCGGGCGGCGGCGTGATAACGTTCAACGGGCGCAACGGCGTCGTTGTGCCGAAGAAAGGAGACTATACCCCCGAGATGGTCGGCGCCGCCCCGGAGATAAAAACGGCGACTGTCACACTTCAGGCCGCATCGTGGACAGGCAGCGTATCGCCGTACTCGCAAACAGTTACGATCAGCGGCGTCACAGCAAACAGCCGCATTGATATAAACCCCGATGCCACTGTTATGAACGGAGCAATGGAGGGCGGCTACGGCCTTGTATTTGGCAACAACGCCGGAACTATCACCGCTTATGCAGTCGGAGATAAACCCACGGCAGCAATAACCGTGCAGGTAAGCATCACGGAGGTGACGGCATGAGCGAGATATTCGGCAACGGCGTCATGGGCGGCGGAGGCCTGACCAACTCGAAGCTTGCCCTCGCCAACGCGCAGGCCGCAGATGTACGCAGCGGTAAAAAGTTCTACGCCGGGGATAAGCAGATCAAGACCGGCACCCTCGCCGACGTTACGCAGGCTACGCCCGCGATAACGGTCGACGCTGCAGGGAAGATCACCGCCTCGGCCACGCAGGCCGCGGGCGTAGTCGCCGCCGGTACAAAGTCGGCCACGAAGCAGTTGACGGTTCAAGCGGGGAAAACTGTGACGCCGAGCATTTCAGCACAAACAGCAGTAGCTTCGCAGCGGTTTACCACCGGAGATGTAAAGGTAGCAGCTGTCAACGGTATTATTCGCGTTACCTATCCTGCCGGAGACACCTGCACCTGCAAAAACGGCAGTACTACGCTCACTGCAAATGCTTCGGATGGTATAACAGTATTCCTTGTCCCAAACACCGGGACATGGACGCTTACCGTAACCAACGGCACAAAGACGGCAACGAAGACCGTAAGCATTACTGCAACATCACGCTTTGCAAACGTTACTCTGGCTTATTTCACCGCGACCCTCAATATCACTTATCCGGCAAAGAGTACCTGTGTGATTAAAAACAGTTCTGGAGCACAGGTGGCCAGTGATACCAACACCGGAACTGCTGCCAAGACTTGGACGGCTACAGTAGGCGCGACAGGCACTTATACCATCACAGCAACTGCTACGGATGGCAGTGGAAAGACAAAGTCCACGACCGTCTCCATCACCACTAATGGGCAGGTCGCGACTGCGAAGCTGGTGTATCAGATGTACATCTTCAAAAGCGGCTCAGGTCTAACGGCGGGGTATTCTGTTGAGGGCTCGGGCGGGACGGTTTCAAAGAACAGTATAAGTTGGTCTGGTAGCTCCAGTGACGGCGGCATATCTGTGTACATTAAACCAGCTGTTGTGTTGAAGGACTACACAAAATTGTGTGTCGATTTTGAGTGCTCCTACAACTGGGGCGGGAACTACGGCATGGGATTTGGCGTGGGCAAGGATGCCGCTACCAGCAGTATGATCACAAATACAAGCTGGACTGCCAAAGTTACCAGCACAGCGCAGGGCGCAATTGCCCGGAATACGGTGCAGTGCGATATATCGGCGCTGACGGACTCGGAATATATCAAGATTGTAGGATCATATTCCGCCGGAAAGGTCTATAACATCTGGCTTGAATGAGGAGGGACACAGCGTGACGATCTACATAGACAGCGACTATAAATGTTACGTCTCGGCAGCTGAAGGACGCAGGACAATTGAGACGAATGAATTCGACGGCAAGTGCCCGGAGTGGATAGAGAGCTTCCGCTTTGTCCCGTCGGATGAGACATGGACGCGCGGTGACGGCGAGTTGTTCACCGGGATGCTGGCACCGTGGAAGGATCTGGGCGAGGCGTATGCGGCGCAGACGGCGTACGTGGCGGCGCAGAACGCACAGTATGAAGCGGCACTGACCGAAATTGAAGCCGCACTGGGGGTAACATCATGACCATCGAAGAAAGAAAACAGGCTATCCTTGCCAAAATCGCGGAAATAAAGCAGGGCGGCAGCGATGAGGAAAAGCAGGACATGCAGAACGCGCTGAATGTATTGGGGGTAGCGGTCAATGAGTAAAGGGAAATGGACGATAGCTGCGGAGGAAGTAGCCGCCGATACCAAGACCGCGCTGCAAACAGTTTATGACGCGCTGAATCATGGCCAACAGCAGAAGATACTCAAGGACGCTCGGGTCAAGGCCCTGTTCGACCGGTACGGCGTGGAGTATACGGAGTGAGGAGGAACACCATGGGAATCATTGAGAACGCCGTGGCCCGCGTACTTGAGATAGCGGCGGACGACAGCCACGGCTACGATCAGGTCGGCCGCTGGGGGCCTGACTACGATTGCAGCAGTCTGGTGATCTCCGCTTTCAGGAAAGCAGGGGTTCCGCTCAGCTGCACGTATACCGGCAATATGCGCGGTGACATGATGCGCTGCGGCTTTGAGGATGTGACGGGCAGCGTCGATCTCTCGACCGGCGCGGGGCTTGAGCGTGGGGACGTGCTGCTGAATCATGTCCACCACACCGCCCTGTATATCGGCGGCGGGCAGATAGTGCAGGCGAGCATCAACGAGTACGGCACTGTGACCGGAGGGCAGACCGGCGACCAAACCGGGCGCGAGATATACACGCGCAGCTATTACAATTACCCTTGGGACTGTGTGCTGCGGTATACGGGAGCAGAGCCGGAGACGCCACCGGCTACAAAGAAGCCGACACGCTATGTCACCGTCGAGCTGCCCATGCTGGAGGACGGTCAGACCGGCGTAGTTGTCGCCATGCTTCAGGCAGCATTGAAATATCTCGGCTATGATCCTAAATGGATTGACGGCGAGTTCGGAACCAGGACGCGCAACATGCTCATGGCCTACCAAGCAGAGTACGGGCTTGAGGTTGACGGCATCTGTGGGAAAGACACGTACAAGAGTTTGATAGGAGGTGAGCGGAAATGAAAAAGTAACTATACGCGCGAAGAATCTTAACTTTAATCAAAAAAAAGGAGAAACAAAAATGAATGCACCTGAAAAAGCCTTGCAGTTCAAGGCATGGATCGTCGCAGCTATCGCCTTCCTCACGGCGCTGTGGGGCTGGGTAGGCTGGGCGGTTATAATCTGGGTCGCCTGTATAGTCCTCGACTATGCAACGGGAACATGGGCCGCGAAGAGCGCCGGGGACTGGTCGTCCGCCGTAGCAAGAGCGGGACTGTGGCACAAGCTGGGCGAGATCGTCGCCGTGCTTGTAGCAGCACTCTGCGATATAGCAATTAGTGTAATAATTAACGGTGCCGGCATAGACATCGGCATAACGTTCGGGACGCTCATCACGCCGGTCGTGCTGCTCTGGTACATAATCACAGAGCTGGGCAGCATCATTGAGAACGCCGGTAAGCTTGGCGCACCTATCCCGGAATGGCTTAAGAAGTGGCTCAGAAATTATAAGGATAAGATAGATTCAGATCATGAGCCGCCTGTTGAAATAATAAAGGTCGACGAAACCCAGAACGAATAAGCAACACGCGCCGCGTGCAGTCGAAGGCCTGCGTGCCTACGCGGGGTAGCAACTGCTTCCAAAATGGAAGCAGTTATATATGCTGCACCCGCAGACACAAAAGAATAGAGAAAAAAGAACCGAGCGGGTTATTCCGCTCGGTTCTTTTTTTGTCTCGGCAGACTGAAGCAAAGCAGCCCACCATTGATAATAATTCTTGGTACCGGTGGAGCGACACCCGGAATTATTATCAATCCTATTTCGGGGTCGTCCCAATCGGTATTAAAGTCAAATGTTCCGTCCGGTTTTGCATCCAGCAGCGTCCAGACCCTTATTCTGTCCTTACCGACCTCCACCCGGACAACTACGCTCAGAAGAGCGGGAATATCGTTCGCGGCGACCTTGAGAAGCTCACGGAGCCTGTCCTCGGGAATTGTCGTGCCCTGAGCCTGATTATGCAGCGTTGTCATTTCGCGGTCGTTCTGCGCCTGCTCGGCCTCCAGCGCGTGAACCGTATCAATCAGGGACTGGCTGTGCATACCGGCAAGCACCGCGCTCATGGCGGCGTCGAGCTGCTTCTTGATCTCGGCCTGCCGGTCAAACAGGGCTTTCATGCGTATAGCCGTCTGTTCCTGAATCTTCCCGCGTTCCTCACGCAGTATGCAGATAAGCCCGTCGACATTCTCAGGGTTCCCGAGCATATTTTTGATAGCCTCGGCAATCATGCGTTCAAGATCGTCGACCTTGATAGGCATATTGTCACAGGTTTTCTTTCGCTTCTTCTCAGAGCAGGCATAGTAATAATACCCGCCCTGCGAGCACGTCACGGACATTGAGGCCTTGCACTCCCCGCAGAACACTTTCCCCTTAAGCGGGTACTCCCTGACTCTCACAGGCCGCCCCGCCTGCTTGCGTTTGTTTGCCATAAGCTTCTCCTGTACTGTGTCCCAAGTTTCCCGGTCGACAATGGCCGGTATCATGTCCTCCATGCGCATCACCGTAGACGCGACGGCATGACTGTTCCGGCTGCCGTCCGGGCGCTTCTGCGTCCGTCCATAGGTCAGCACGCCGATATACTTTTCGTTCTTCAGCAGGTCGTGCAGACTGTTAGACCCGAACGTGCCGCCCGACTTCGTGCGCCGTCCCTCGGCGTTAAGCCGCTGGATGATCTCCCGATAAGACCGCCCGGCGGCATAGTCCCCGAAGATGATGCGCACCGTCTCAGCCTCAGGCTCGCAGACCTCGATCCTGCCGTCGATGACGACATACCCGAGCGGGGGCACGCCGCCGGTATACTTCCCCTGCTCAGCCATCCAGCGCATTTTCTCGCAGACCTTTTGCCGGGTCTGCAAAACCCACATCTGATTCATAAGCGCCATGCCGCCCTCTGACATGAACGTCGCAGGGTCGCGCAGATCGCCGCCGATCATCGGCTGAGTCACTGATACCACCCGGACGCCAAGACGCTCCAGACGCTCACGCAGCGTGAACCACGCGGTCATTTTGCGGAACATACGGCTTTGATCATAGATAACGACCGTGTCCGCGCCGCCCTCCGAGAGCAGCCGCATCATGCGGTCAAACTGCGGGCGGGTCTCTTTCATACCGCTGACGGCCTCATCCGCGAACACATCCAGCACCGGGAGCCGCTGACGCTCGCACCACTCGCGGCATTTGCTGACCTGCACTTCAATGCTGTCGGCCTCCTGCCGGTCAGTAGAGAACCGGGCAAGGATATAAGCCCCGTGCGTTAACTTCATATGACACCCTCTTTCAAAGCCCTCGGCATATAGCCGGGGGCTTTTTCTTTATCAAAGGCCGAGCTGCTGCTTGAGCGCGTCCTGAAGCACCTGCGAGAAGTTCATATTATGCTCCAGCGCGGCAGCGTTGAGCCATGCGGGGAGCGTGACGGTGCGGTTGACTGAGCGGTTGACACGCGCCTGACGGATGGAGGGCATATACACATCCACCAGCACCGCGCGCTCATTCTCGCTGAGTTGAACGGCATTAAGACGCGATGGAGCGGGAATATCCTCCCCGTCCTCCTCAAGACCGAAGAGGGTAATACCAAGCAGCTCACGCGCGGAGAGCAGGGCGTCATCATCATCAACGCCGCTGGTGGCCACGTCCAGATCAGGAAACACGACGGAAATCTCTTCGCCGGGCTCATATGAAAACACGGCAGGATAAATATAACGATCCGGTTTTTTCTTCATTCAAAAAACTCCTTTCGATAAGGGAGAGCGGGGGCTCACCTGAATTTGAGCCCCGACTGTCTCTCTATGCTGTCCAATGTCTTGCGTGGGATGTCCTTGCAAGGGCTTTTAACTGTCACACGGCCGGGTTTCGTCGGATGCTTGAACTGATGATGACTTCCGACTATGTTCACTTCATACCAACCGTCAACGATCAGCGCCGTGATGACTTCTCTTGCTGAGTAGCTCTTCAACTGTATCCCTCCTGACAATGTTATTATAACAAATATAATTATATTTGTCAACAGAAACTTGCGGCGCGGAGATTATTTCTTTTCCTGCCACATGGCAACATCGGAGCGGACGGCGATACCGACCACAACAAGCGTGACCGGGATGAGCAGCGCGAGCGCCGCGACAAAGACGCTTGTGCCGGTGCTCTGGAACAATCCCGCGTCTTTTACGGATGCGTCGAAGATCATATAGGCGATGAGGGCGCACACCAGCAGTACACAGACGGCCACAAGCGCATAGACCATGGGGCGGTATGAAGAAAAACGCTTATCCTTTTCGGCGCCCAATTCCTCCAGCCGCCGGATGTCCCCGGCCTGCCTGACATTCTCCAATTCGAGCTGGTGTATGCGCTCGGTCAGCTCGGAGACGTCCCGCGGCTCTCTGAGACCGCACAGCTCATCAAGCGACAGGCCGAACAGGTCGGCAATAGCTGCCTGTTCAAACAGCTTCGGATTGCTGGCCGTTCCGGCGCTCTGCGTGGCTATAGCGGAGTAGCTCACGCCCGCCGCCTCGGACAGATCATTGAGGGACATGTGATGCTCATTACGGGCGTCGGTTATCTTGCTGTTGTACGCATTAAAAAAGGGCTGCAAACGCTGATAAGGTGTCATTTCTTATCCTCCCAGAAAATTTTCGGATTCCGAAAACCGGGAAACACGATTTGGCAGAAAATGACCCGGCTTGTCAGAAACAGACGTGGACATTATCATGCTGCGTCTGCTACCATATAGGCGTAGCAGACAGTCAGGGGCAGACATTTGTTATAAAGCCCCGGCAAAGGCGGGCACCAATGCTGGGGCGGTCTATTAAGTACGATAATCGAAAACAATGCTTCCGTCAAAAACAAAGTATATCGCGGTCTCATTCTCAAACGTTATATAGAAATCACTGCGGATCATTGCCCCGAAAGAATTTTGCGCGTCGACGTAGGAACTCACCCAGAATTGGCCGTCTCTCTTATCAATACGCCAGCCCTGCTGCGGATCATACCACTCGCCGGGAAACTCGGCGGTACTGGGAGCTTTGAGAACGGATTTAACAAGATCCTCCGAAGCGGTTATGTACTGAATGGCTTCTTCTGTGGTAGGGAGAAGATCAAACGGCATCTGCTTAATTTCTCCGTTGTCATAAAAGACCATTGTGCCGGAATAAATCTTTGAAACATCATCACCGGAGAAAACAACACTGAAAGTATATCCCTCCTGTGAAAAATACGGCGCACCATCTTCCCCGATAGAAAGCTTGCCCGCGCTGAGACCTAAGTCCGTACATAGTGACAGCATATTTTCGGCTTGCGCAAGAGTGAGATCGTTCTCTTCGGCGTATATTTCTTCAGAACTCTTTACGGCTTCCGGAGTAGGCGCAGCATCGGAACCGGCGACAGTAGTATTATCGGTCAATGCACCCATGATGAAGAGGACAAGGCAAATAAGCAGACCGAGGAGTATTTTCTTTTTAGGCTTTTTGTTGAACAAGCGAATGATAAGCCATATCAGCAAAACAAAGAAAACGACGAATGAAAATATTGACAACCACATTCCATAAAACCTCCACGTCAAAGAATTGCCATGCAAATGTGAACATTATATTAACACCATTTCAAGATTTTATCAAGGAACTATATACTCAGTAGCATATAGAAAAACGCGAAAGGAGTTTGAGCACTTTGACCAAAAACGACGAAGAGCGGGAGATTCTGAAAGCAGAGATCATTAAGCTGCTGCGAAACGCGAGCATATCCGACCTGCGCGCGGTCTATATCTGGCTGACTACATAGCAAGGCACCCAGCAAAAAAAAGGAACCCGAATCATCACGATTCGGGTTCCTTTTTTTCTGCCTCGGCAAGCACGTCGGTATAGATTTTTTCAAGCACCTGCCACTCGGGGCCGTCAGGCTCATAGCGGAGCAGGACGCGCACGGCGCGCCGCGCGAGGCTGTCAGGCCTGCCGTTCATAAGGCGCTTGAGGTTACGGGCAAGCTCCTCGGATTCCTCTTCCGGACGGAACATCTCACCGGCTCCGGTGCGCAGCCATATCTCATTAACGCCGAACTCGCGGCAGATGGCCATGATGATCGCATCAGACGGCGCACGGGTGCCGTTTTCATAGCCGGTGACAGTGTTACCTTTAACACCCAGCCGTTCACCGAACTCCGTCTGTGTAAGGTGCAGGCTTTTTCGCAGAGATTTAATTCTATCGGTCACATACTTCCCTCCTCTCGCCGAGCATTATAAAAGTTAAAACTCGCGTTGTCAATATTTATTTTCAAAATGCGAGAAAAAGCTATTGACAAAACGCGCAATGCGAGTTAATATAATCGCGAAGCGAAGATAAAAGCTCGCGAAGTAAACGCAAAAAGGAGATGGGGAAAGATGATACGCGAACAGCTGTTTGATACGGCGCACGAAGCCTTTACTTTTCTGAGAAATTACACAAAGCATGGCTGGCTCGGCTACGTCGAGCGGGTCGGTGACAAGTTCAGGCTTGTCATTGCTTGCTGAGAGGAGGAAAGGCGATGAACATACCCCGGATAGCGTTCTACACATTAGGCATCGTACTGATTTCAATTGCGGCCGTTAATCTCATTCGCGCCACGGTCGAGCTTGCTAAAATCGGCGAGTGGGACGCTGTGCTGTTTGTAGCTGCGACATTTGCATACATTGCGCTGGGAACATACCTCAAGCTTTCAAGCGGCAATTAAGAATGTGAAGAGCGCAATGATAATCGCAGCCCACGAACGAAAACCCTCCCACCAGCGGCGGCGGTACTGCTCGATCTCGCCGCGCCCGCACTCAGTCAGACGATACGCCGAATAACACTTGCTGACATGACAAATACAACCCGCTTCAGCAAGATCCCCTTTAAGAGATTTAGCGCATTTTAGGTCACGAATATAAGAGTCAATATCGGAACCGTCAGCAGCTTCCGGATACGGCGTTTTATCCTCGCCAGTGAACGAATGGGATTGAATGAATTTCAACAATTTATAACCCTTGGCACTTACCACAACAATCACCCCCTTTCCCGCTGCATTATATCAGCTCCGGGAGCGGGAGGCAACGAAAGGAGAACAACATTATGAGCGATCAGGAAAAAAGAGCCATGCGCCTTGAAATGGCCGAGAAGATAAGCAATCTGCCGGATGAATATGTCCGCACCCTGCTTGACCGTGCCACCGGCGCCAAGGATATGTACGACATGATGTGCGGGCAGCAGCCCGCACCCGCGGCACAGGAGGCGGGGAGATGATAGTAATGACCCGAACGGGTGAAGTCATTGCTCCACCCATGCCGAGCGAGCCGCAGCGGCGCGCCGCGCAGCAGGATACGCTATGGGCGGAGGTGTTCCGGGCATACCTCCGCCGTCACCCCGAGGCGCTCGATGCGCTGGAGGAGGACACGGAATGTATAAGCACGTGCTGTTGAAAGAACCCGGTACTGACCGGATACTGATAGTTGAGAGCTCCGGGACGCTCAAGGAGCGGAGAGTCAAGAACTATCTGAAAGCCGGGTGGGAGCAGGTCGGCCAGGTTGAAAGCCCTATGCACGATTTCGAGTTGACCGCCGGGATTACATCCGAGCTTCGCACAAAGCATGAGAAAATCCTCAAGAACCTCGTTCAGGCGGACGCTGCCCTGCGTATCGCCATGGGGCAAATTTAATTAAGGAGAGTGGAGCAATGAGCACAGGGATGATATGCCTGCTGATCTCGGCGGGCATCATGATAATCGTGACAATCTATCTTGACATCGTCGGCGAGCAGGTGGCTGAGATCAAGGAGATCGCGGAGGAGCAAGGCTGGGCAGACCCGGCCAAGGTACAGAAGCTGAACGAGCGCCCGCGCAGCCGCGCGGCGCACCGCCGCAGCAGACCGGCGCCGGCGCCGGCGGTGATGGACGCACAGTACTTCACCATGCCAGGCGGTGAGAAAGTGAGGCGCAGATGAACAAGCCCATTTACACCATGACGGACGCAAAGCTTCAGGCTGAGAACGACCGTCTGCGCCGTGAGAATGACCGGCTCTGCAAGGCGCTTGCCGACATGGCCGAGGAGAACGCGGAGCTGCGCGCCAAGTATGACGGCCTTGTAGCCGGCGTCAAGGCTCTCAAGAATAAGATCAGAGAGGAGGAGAAGAGGCATGCCGGAGGAAGAAAGAGCGGCGGAGCAGGAGCAGGAAGCATTTAAGCTGCACTCCTGCAAGCATAAGAACTGCAAGTACCGTGCGGCCAGCAAGAACGCATACGGCGTGTACAACTGCGACTATGCTCTTGTGACCGGCCACACCCGCGCGGCGCAGCACCCCCCAGACAAGCGTCAGCCTGCGGACTGTATGCTGTACGAGCCGCGCACCGGAAAGAAGCCACGGCGTAAGCCCTTTGTACAGACAGGATGAGCACTAAGAAAAAGGATGTGTTCCGGCAGTACATAAGCCTCTGCCCCGATCACTACCGGAGATTCGACACCAAGCATTACCAACTGACCCACGAAGCAGACAACAGCAGCTGCGCATTTTGCGGACGCGCGGCAGCACAGTACAGTTTCATACCCCGGTACGTGATCCAGCGTCAGCGGCAGCGCAGCGCTCCAGTGCGCAGCCGCTACACGCGGGCACAGTACCGGGGCGACTGGAGGGAACAGATATATGGAAACAACAATGACAGCAGCGAGCGCCCGGAAGAAGATGCCCTGCCCTACTGAAGGAGTAGAACAGGCTACGCTATTCTCCTGGGCGTCAATGCGCACTTACTGGTACCCGGAACTGACCTTGATGTTCCACATCCCGAACGGCGGGAAGCGGAGCAAGGCCGAGGCCGGGCGCTTCCGCGCCGAGGGCGTGAAGTCCGGCGTGCCGGATATCTGCCTGCCGGTAGCCCGCGGCGGCTATCACGGGCTGTTTATAGAGCTGAAGCGCCAGCACGGGAACACCACCACGAAGAACCAGAACACATGGCTTGCCGACTTGCGCGAGCAGGGATATGCGACTGCCGTAGCTTACGGCTGGGAGCAGGCGGCGAAAATCATCACAGACTATATGGAGGAAGAGTATGAAGCTTAAAGACATTGCCAAGCTGTGCAAAGCGCGCGGGATAATAACGCTCACGCCGGTGGGCGGCACGCAATGGATCGGCGACCTCGGCGCGGCTTTCCCCGCACTCGGTATGCCGTTCATGGATGAAGAGACCGTGGGCGTCTGCCTTGACTTCGACGAAAAGACCAGAGAGAAAGTCAAGGTCTGCAACATAACCTTTACAGACTACGAGCTCGACGAATATGTAGAGGGAGACAAAGAGCTTACGAGCGTGCTGCTCAGGTTCCGTTACTACGGCAGGACAGTAGACGCATGGAGCACGGCGGACGGCGATGTAGTATTCCTCGACGCTGCGTACACGAAGCCGCTGCTCGCAGATGATGATAGGACGCAGCTGTTCGTCCGGCATAAAATCGGGCGGAAATTCGGGTATGTGATCGGCAAATCCGGGATGTTTGTCACGGCGGTCATAGAGCCTATGAGATTCCGGGACGACGATTCCGGGCGCGGTCTGTTCCTTTCACACGCGCTGGCGCAGGTGCTGAACGAGGTGGACAAGCAGGTGAACACCGAGCCCGACACAGACCCGGAGACGGGAGAGATTTTGTAAGGAGGACAGCGCATGACATACGAAGAAGCGAAAGCGAAGCTTGAGCGCGAAGCAAAAGAAGGAACCTACGACAGGTATGCCGCGGCCATGAAGGGCGCGGTGTTGGATGCACTGATAGATTTCACACAGCAGGACGAAGAGTTCGCGCGGGCCGTCCTCGATGGCGGCAGCTTCGCCGACTGCATGA